CGCCGTCGGGTGCATCGCCCTACTCCTCGCACTCTGACCGACCATCAAGGCCCGGCTACCTACCACGGTGGCCGGGCCTTGACGCGTCCCGACACCAGCCGAGCCCGACCGTCGACCCGGCGGCGGGCACAGGTCGTTAGTGGTGGTCTTGTCGTGCGCTCCCACTCTTACGTTCCGGTAGGGGAACACTGCACTCCCACTCTTACTTGTCGCGATGTTTCTCGAGGTGTCGCCGCCACATTTTACATGCTTCACATGCCGGTTCTTTCCGGCTTCGATGCTGGTACAGCGACGAGAACGACGGGTCGTTGCAGTTCGGTGCCCCTATCGGCAACCCTTCGAAAATGTTCGCTGGGCGTGTTCTCGGGTAGCGGCCGTGCGCTCGGAGGAGGAGCCGTAACGCTTTCGATTCTTGGTGGGCGATGTCCCGGCAGTGTTCTACAACGAAACTCACGGGTTCGTGTACCTTTCCCACGCGTATGAGCAGTAGCGGCATGCTTCACCGTTGTTGCTGTTCTGGCATTTACGGTAGCTTTCCCAGATGCCGTGGTGGATGCGTTTCGACGGTCGTTTCTTCCCTCGGAACATTGCTCGACGTTCCGATTCGCTGATACCTCCCCAGATGCCGATCCGTTCGGCGATGCCGTATGCGAGGCATTCTTCGGTGACGGGGCAGGTGGCACATACTTTTTTTGCTTTGGAGACTGGTTCGCCTCGTTCTGGGAAGAACAGTCGTGGGCCGAGGTCGCGGCAGGCGGCTTGTTGCATCCACAAGTTGCGTTCAGTCACGACGAGCCTCTAGTCGTTGGATTTCATCATCCAGATACCACATTGCTTTCTTTAGATCGTCAAGAGCAGGCTCGCCGTTTTTCTCTCCGCTGCGCCACACGTATTTCATGACGTTGCCAAGGTTGAAGTTCATGTGTCTGACGACATCAATGCACTCGATCCCTGACGGATGTCGGGTGTAATGGGCTGGGTGGTCAACTTTTTGTGCCTGTTTCATCGTGATTGCCGCCACTGCTCGTAGGTGCGTAACCCTGAACAGATGTTGCAGCCGGTGATGATGCACGTTTCGTGGATTTCGGTGAGTTCCGCAACGAACGCGGTGACGATCGAGTCATCCCATGTTTGAACTTCGTTGTATTCGATGTCGCCGAGCATGTACAGGATTTGGGCGTTGAGCCCGTACGGGAGTTCGGCGATCATTTCGGGGTGGACACTGTTGATCCAGTCGTAGAGGCCTGATAGCAGAATGAAAGTTTTGTCGTTGCGGACGTGAAGTTCCAAGATTTTTTGTTTGTCGTTCATGATTCTGGTTGCTGACAGTAGTAGTTGCCGTAGTTCCAAGGTCCACGCCCGCAATACGACCAGAGTACGGCGCACGCGTCGACGTTGTGTTGAAAGTCGCTGGCGAACCGGTACGGGTCGTATCCGTTCACGATCCCGTTCGTTGTGAAGTGGCCGGCGAGAGCGTTGATTTGGCAGATTCCCCACGAGTTATCTCCTGTGTTGCGGTTGCCGTTGTGTGCGCTGCTGTCACACGTTGATTCTCTCGAGATCATTCCGAGTGCCCAGAGGATGGTGTCGTCGGATGCCCCGTAGGTGCGGTAGGTGCGGGCGATGATGTCGGCTTGTTGTGGTGTGCAGCCGCTGCCTGGACCGTAATGTTCGGGGATTGGTCCTGTCCATCCCGGCAACGTCGTCGTCGTCGTTGTTGTTGTGGTGGTGGTGGTGGTGGTGGTGATTCGTGTTGCTGTCGCTGTGACAGTAGCCGCGACCGTTTCGACGGTTGTCGCCGGGATGATCTCGGCGGGTTGTTCGACGGGTTGTGCGACGGTCGGGTTTCTGCGATCTGCGATGGTCAACCCGGCGAGTAGCAGCGGGAGCAGTGCGGCGGTCACCAGCCAGCGGCCTTCAATAAGCGGACCATCGTTTCCAATGTGACGATCGCGTATTGGCTGTCTGCTGTGCCATGACCTGCCCGTTTCGCTACGAGCACACCGATTTCTGCGTCGGCGTTTACGGTTTCGACGGCTGTTTCTTGCATCCATTCTGACAACCTCAACTGTTTATGGTTTTTGCATTCCCATACGATCCCTGGGGTTCCGGTGATGTCGCCGAGGTCGGCGGTGCCGTGCAATGCTCGACGTTCGGCGTGTGGGAACCCGTGGTCGTTCAGGTAGCGGACGATCAATGTTTCGAACGATGTGCCTTTCGCCCGTTGCTTACTCACGACCTAACGCTTTCTGTGCGAGTTCTGGATCTGTTGCCACAAGAGGAACACTGCGACGTTTCGAACCGCAACGATGAACTGGAGGTTCGGTCAGTTTCGTATGAGTTACCAGCCGTGCAGCACACCGGCCGCAACCCCATTCAACACGGATCTTCACCGCATCTTCTCCGCTATCAACAGCAACCCGATACCTGCCAGGAAGACCAGAGCCGCCAACCACATCACATCGCATCCGGTTCTGGGAACAGCAAATCCCAACAATCCTTATGGATCCCTGTCTTCAACTGTTCCCGCTGATCAACAGTCATCTCAGGGAACGCCACCTGAATGAACGTGCCGTTCCGCCATTCTTTCAAACGGTCAGCGTCGACCCGCATCACGGAACGTTCACCGCACAAACCGCACGGCGGCGTCACATGCTCAACAAACGGATCGATCATCAGAACGGCTCCTCGGGTGCTGTCTGCCCTCGAGACGTGTTTGATGATTGACCCCAGCGGAGTGACACACCGACCTCGTCGGCGATTACCTCGACCGATACACGCTTCACACCGTCTTTCCCTTCGAACGGTTCCTTGTTCAACCGTCCGGTCACAACCACACGGGAACCTTTCACCACCTGAGCGGCGACGTTCTCAGCTTGTTCATCGAACGCGACCACGTCATGCCACACCGTTTTCTTCTGGTCGTCTTTGCCGGTGGTGTCAGCCACCGAAAACTTGACGATCGCTTTCCCTGACGGCGAGTACCGCAACTGCGGATCCTGACCGACATTCCCAACAACTGTGATCCTGTTCATGCTTTCATCTCCTGAAATGCTGCACGCAGCTTCGACAATCCGTCATCATCCACCGAACCGAGGTTCACACCAGCATGTTCGGCTACCCGTTCGGGATCCAACCCGACTTTCTCGCACGCCACCTTGAACATGACGACACGATCCTGTGTTGACGCAGCACCAGGCTTCTTGACTGGTGCAGGCATCAGATCACCGGCCTGCCATTCCTCTTTCGACCAGAGCGACAAAGCGATACCAAACCGCATCGCACCGTTCCTGATCGCATCCGACAGCAGTTCCTTACTCAGATCAGCGTCCGCTTTGCGGGCCTCCACCGAACCGACACAGTAACGGCGATGCCCAAGCAACGTCAACCAAAACGCAGCCTCCAACATTTTGCCGTTGTTACGAACCGCCGGCAGGCCGGTGTCGTCACACGCTGCCGGTTCGATCGTCCACATCGGATCGATCTCAAGCAGGATGCGGGTGATTTCGGCGTGGCCGACGTAGTCGAGTTGGGTGCCGGATCGTGGGAGTTTCGCGACGATTCTCGGATCGGGCACAGCGTAACTGTGTAGGACGTTCAGCAGTTCATCTCTCATTTCTTGGTCCTCATCACTCGATAGGTGGTGTGTGTGGAGTATTCGGCGGCGATGTCCGGATGATCGGTTTGGAACCGTCGAGTGTCGAACCCGGCACGGATCGATTCTTTCCAGGTGATCGCTGTTTCGCCGTTGATCGTGCCGATAGTTGCCGAACCGAGTCGTGCGCCGAGCAACGTTTTCAACGAATCTTCTCGTTCTTTCAGGCGGCGCATTTCGGTTTGCACTTCGATCAGTTCTCCGACTTGTGCAGACAGATCGGTGACATCTGCGACACTGTTCGAATCGGCAGGGATGTCTTTCAGATCGGTGAACGTCCGAGCCCACTCTTCGGGGATCGACCCGTTGGAGATTTGCTGTGTGAAATCCCACACGGCGAAAATGTGATCGTCTTTCTCCGGTTGGGACACATGCTGTTCGTGGATGTGTAGTGACAGCGACGCGTCGAACACACCCCAGATCACCGTGTCAACATCGGCGCACAACGCCTGCTGGACACCTTGCCAATACCAGTACGCTGGCATCGTCTCAGGGTCGAACAGACGGTTGTAGGTTTTGATCTCAACGATCCGATCGGGGTTCTCCGGATGGCCGGTGACACCGTCGAGGGTGGCGATCAGTTCAACACCGGGTTCGCTGTACCGGTACATGATGTCCGGTGAGAAAACTTGTTCTCCGATCTTGTCACTCACCCAGTCCAGCAGTACCGGTTCGAGACGGTTACCTCGGTCCATCGCCTCGTTCGTTTCGGTCACAACAGGCTGCTCGGCGAGTTTGTCGGTCGCCAGCTTGTACTTCGATATGAACCGGTGTGCGTCGTGGACAGCAGCAGCTTCCGAAGCGGACACGACCGGATGACCTCCGGTGGTGCGTTGCCGCAGACGAAGCCAATCTAGGCTGCCATGCGGCGGTTTGAGCACAGTGGTGTGCGCCATGGGTCCTCCTTCTATGGTTGGGATCTGGTAGGCAGTCTAACCAGACGGTGTGACAGTTGGCAACCTACTCGTAGTCAGGGTCGCCGTGAGCACCGCACTGCTCGCAACGCGAACTGTTACCAGCCCATTCATGCCCGCACTTCGGACACACCCACAACATCATTTCCGACCTCGGTTCCTCGCACGGTTCTTCGACGCTGACTCACGCACCAACTTCCCGTCCTTCGTGTGCGACGCATCCGGACCGCCCTTACCCTCGAGACCGTTCGCACGTCGCCACTTCCGACGCTCCGCAGCCTTCTTCCGTTGCGCCGGCTGCGCCTGATACTTCTTTTCGTATTCGGCTTTCTTCCGACGCGCCTCGGGGTTCTCCCGGTAGTAGCGGGCTGATCGTTTCGGGTTCGGAACTTTCGGTGATGCCATGATCAGATCGTAGTCAGACGCCACGACGATGCTGTGTACGGCGAGGATCGGAATGCGACGTTCGAGAGTACGCACCGCAATCTTTGCAGCGGAAACGTTCGTAGGCGCGTGTCGCAGTGACGTGGACACCTACACCCTCGAGGTTCTGAGATCCGCATGTGGAACACGCTGAGATCCGTTCGGCGCGGAGCATGTTGATGTTCGGATGGTTCGGCACCCATCCGAGGAGCCGGTCGTACAGTGTTTCGGTGAGCTTTACGTCTTGGATGTTGTACTTTTTCATCAGCCGCCATGCTCGTTCGTCGCCGTCCATGCAACGCTGCCACAGGTCCATGCCGGTGTGCGACAGTTTCGCGCCGACGCCGAGTTCACGGGCCACCCAATCAAGTTTGTTCGACGGGAATTTGAACCGTCTCCGAACTGTTTGTAGAAGGTCAACGTCTTGCCACGGTGTCGGAGCGCCCAGACCGGCCAGCACGAACTCGCGTTGGAGGTGTTTGAGGTCGAACGCACGATGGTTCCAGCCGATAACGATGTCGGCTTCGTCCAACAGGTTCCAGGCACGCAAAATCATTTCGTTGTGGCCGTCATGGAAATCCGACGAGAACATGACTCGTTTCTCGTCGTGCCATTTCGCCGCCCAACACATCACACCGCCTTGATCCACGATCTGGTTGATGCCGATGTTCTGTTCTCGTATACCCCACACATGCGCGGTGAGCGGACGCGTTTCGATGTCGATCGTCAACAGTCTCGGCTGTCGTGCAGCGAGCTCAGCGGCGAGTGTCATGACATGCCACCAAACTTCAATTGCATCACATCGGCATCAGCAACATTGATTGTGATGTCTCTGGGTGGCATGTTCGTGAAAGTCAATGACCATCTTGATTTGAGACCTGTTGGTTGATCTGTCCGACGAGGCTTGTTGTCGGTGTGTTTCCAAATACCGCCACCAGCCGCACCTTCACAAACCCATCCCGACGCACGCAACGACACACCAGTTTCAATATCAAGAATGTACGTCTGTATTCTTTGATATCCCATCGACTTAGCTGCCCGAGCAGCCGCTCCGTAAAGCATTGAGCAGCCGTTAGCAACTCCGTCGGTGACTAAACGCGTGACTTCCACGGTTTGTCGTGGATGACCACCCAATCTTGCAACAGGTCTTCCAACGATGCACGCTCCGCGCAAAACATCATTGCTGTCAACGATTCCAAGACTGAAACGATGTCCGACTACAGGTTGATGATGCCTGTGATGCAAAGCGACAAACCGATTCGCTTCAACAAGTTCGAGCGGCACGACTCTCACCTCGGACATTTGCATAATCCTCGACGGTGACGGCTGATCGTATGCGCGCCCAAATCAACACCCAACACATGCAACGCCTCAGACAAACTGACAGCAGTCACACCGGGATCAAGCAGCGCAGATTCAAACGTTGCCCGATCCTCACTCTGCAACTCCTGTCGGGCAAGCGCCACCCAACACGTCGTACCAGGTGCTCGTGGTGCCTGACCCAACAGGTCAGCAAGATTCATTAGCGCGTTCGACCGAACCTGTCATCATCCGGATCGAGCCAGGTGATGATCAACGGCAGCACCGAAGCAGTACCAGCGGCAAGCCAGCCACGCACCTCATCCGCACCGATCCCGGCAAGATCGACACCATCAGCGAGGATCAACGCGAACACAGTCGCCACGAAAACCTTCACCCAAGACTTGATTGCGTTCTTCATCTGTCTTCCTTCCAATGGTCCTGAAGATGAGTGAACAATCTCTCATCAACCTTGTCAACTTTGCCGTCGATCTGAGTCACTTTACCATCAATCTTATGTAACAGTTCAGAGTTGCGGCTGTGATCTCTGTTGTTGTCTCGGCGGGTCCGTTCAATCATTACAGCGAGAACGCCGCCAGGTGCCAAGATCGCCAACGCGATAGCAAGAGTGCCGTTGCTCACTGTGCAACCGCCTGCAAATCGACAATGACGTTCGTCGCCGCAGAGACATAGACACCGATCATCCCGTTCGGTGCGACAGGCACCCACGACGTGTTACAAATGATCTGACCGGCGACATAGTTCAAGTTGCTGGTTTCCGGTCGACCAGACGCCGGCGAGAACATAGACGCGTATCCGTTCTTGGCAGGATGCACCACTGTCAGATTGATGAACGCAGCCTTCGCCCCGCCAGGGATCGTAACAAAGATCGTCTCACCGTCCTTCGGTGTGCGTGACTGCCTCGTGTCGAGGAGGCGTTGCGGTGGGTCAACGAGGCGCATGGTCATCTCCGGTGTCAGATTGGGACGTGAACAAGGTGTCGGATAGAACGGTCTGGGATCAGGCGATCCGGCTTTGATCCAGCTCGCCCAGCCGTCGATCTCGATTGGTTGCATGTGCCACGATTCGGTGGACACGTTCGCGTGGACACCCCATTTCGCTGCGATAGCGGAGTCCTGCACCGGCACTTCATCCCAGCGTGGTGCCCGGTGGACGTTCGATCCGTTGCGGCAGACGAGATCGACAGCGGCGAACTTGACGAGTCCAGAACCGAACCGCTGATACTGGTGGAAGGATCGTCCCTCCGGTGCGAACCCTGGCTTGTCGGGTTGCGATCCGTCGTCACGCCACGAACCACCGATACCGACATGACCTCCCTGTGCTTCCAACCAGCAGCGCAACCGTCGAGCGAACTCGGGGTGCATCTTGTCGACATGATGTTCTCGGAACAGATCATCAAGCGGGACAAGCCTACGGCCGTAACGGGTCGGATACAGGACAGACATCAGATCACGGCTGGCGGCTTTCCAAGACGGCGAGGATCGCAGCCGCTTTCGTACGTTCAAGTTTCTCAGTCTTCGCTGACGCTTCGCACTGCTCACGCATCAACAACTGTGCGAGCAACTCGACATCTTCGGGAGCAGCCTGAGCGGCAGCAGCCTGATGGTTTTTCGTTCCCTTGTGCTGCAACAAGTGTTCAGGCCATTCTGAAGGAAGAGTGGAGGCGATCGCTTCGTACATGGCGATGTTCTCGTCGTACTGGGCGACCTCGGCACGTCGAGCCTCAAGTACTCGCTGTGCCTGCTCGGCGGCGGTCATGGGGATTTCTGCATTGGACATTGGATTTCTCCTCAAGTTGGGTTAGTCGAAGTCGACGCCGTTACCAGTTCCTGCTGGGAGCGACGCAGGGTTGCTGTACTTGGTGCCGAATCCGACAGACCAAGGGTACACACTGATATACGGCGAGGTGCTGTGCGCCACAGCGACCGCACCGCTGTTAGCGGAGAAAGTGACGCTGTTACCATTTCCTGATGGTAGCGACGCAGGATCACTGTACTTGGTGCCGAACCCGGCAGACCAAGGGTAGACAGTGACATACGGCGAGTTGGAGTGCGCCACAGCGATCGTGTCGTCGTTAGCAGAGAAATCAACACCTGAAGCTCCGAACGCCGGGAGCGACGCAGGATTTGCGTACTTCGTACCGAACCCAGCAGACCACGGATAAACAGTGACATACGGAGTTACCCCGTGAGCGACAGCGATCGCATCATCAGCGGTCGTGAACGCGACATCAAAACAAGTAAATGGTGGATACGCCGCAGGGTTCGCGTATTTTGTTCCGAACCCGGCAGACCACGGATAGACAGTGACGAGTGGAAGATTGGCGTGAACGACAGCAACTGCATCACCAGCAGTTGTGAATGCAACACCTTCGCCGTCATCTGCTGGCAATGTCGCCGGGTTCGAGTACTTTGATCCGAACCCGGCAGACCAAGCGTAGACAGTGAGGTATGGGCTGCTATTGTGAGCGACAGCGATCGCATCATCAGCGGCCGGGAACGCGACACCGTTGCTGTTAGCTGGCAGTGACGACGCAGGATCTGCGTATTTCGTTCCGAATCCGGAAGACCACGGATAGGCGGCGATACGCGGGTTGAGGTTGTGAGCGACAGCGATCGCATCGCCAGCGGTCGTGAACGCAACACCATTACCATTTCCTGATGGTAGCGACGCAGGATCACTGTACTTCGTGCCGAACCCAGCAACCCAAGGATACACACTGACATACGGGCTGTTGAAATGAGCGATAGCAATATTTGACGAACCGAAAACACCTTGCTGCGACAAAATCCCAGGCAACCACATCCAAGAAGTAATCGTCACGAAGTACCACCAATCACAATCCACGAATCAGTGTCATACTTCTCCAAATACATCGCCTCATACTGATCACACGTCGTATTCGCACCAAGAACCGTCAAACCCGCAGTCGACAACGTAACACCACCAGCACCAGCCGAATACACAACAATTCGAGTACCCGTCAAAAACGCAACCGAAGCATTCGTCGGAATCGTCACCGTCACCTGAGCAGCATTATCAAAATACAAAGTGCGTTCAGCATCAGTCAACGCCAACGTCTGAGTCGTACCCGTGTAATTCACCGCCGCTCGACCAGTCACCAAACTGTCAGCCAACTTCGCGTCAGTAACAGCACTATTAGCCAACTTCGCTTCAGTAACAGCACCATCCTCAATACTGGCAGTCGCAACCTGAGCCCACTTCAACCCGGTTGTCTCACCAGAATCAGCAACCAGCACATAATCATCGGTGCCGACCGCCAACCTGTCAAACGACGGACCTGAATCCATCGTCAACAAATCACCCTTCGAAGTCAACGTCGAAGCCAACTCGTTCGCCTCATCCGCATCCACCGCCGTGAACACCGGATAAATCACCGAACCAGTGTTATGCGTCAAATCTGACGTGTCATCAACACCACGACCACCAGACACCACACTCAACGTCAAATCCGTTGACCCGGAACGAGTCACCAACATCTTCTCTTCGTTCGCTGTCCCAGGCTCAACCACCACATAAAACGGATCGGAACCATACGGCCAACCGGTATACGCCGTGATCTGAAACGTCGTATTACCAGCATTCAACGGAGCCGACAACGTCGTCGCCAAAGCACCGCCCTTATACGCACGTCTCGTCTTCGCAGCCATAACAATCCTTACGCTAGCGACCGCAACGTCACAGTTGCGGTACCTTCAACTTCAATTGGAGAACCAAAAAATCCGAGTGTTTCCCACTCCACATTCTCAACGACACCCTTATACGTCGACTCGCCGATCTGGAACTGGACAACCTGCCCGGAACTCACGAACTGTCCCAACAAAAACAGTTCATACTCAACATCAAAGAAATAATCTCGAGTGCCGATCTGCACCATCGGATGCAACAACAGCGGGATGCTGAACAACTCGGAACGTGTCGGCACCGGAACGGCACGAGCCTGCCAGCGTTGCAACACCGGGCCTTTCGTCGCGTCAGAAGAATCGCGACCTAACCTGATCGTCAACGTGCTTTCTCTGAAACGAGAAGTACGCCCATCGAACGTTTGGAAAGTTGCTTGCTGAGTGATAAACGACGCTATCTCGATCGTTGGGCCACCATCGTAAGAAACATCAACTTTCAAAGAACCGTTCAACGGTTCCATCTGCAAATCAACAAACGCTAAAATCTTGTTGTCGGGGATACCCCAACGGTACACGCCAGCATCCAACACACCCTCAACAACCTTGCTGGTCGTCTGAGCGAACACACCATCACCAGCAACACTGAACACCGGGTTCCCGTTGAAAATCGTCACCGACTTCACAGCCCCCTGCACACCAGACGAAACATCACCAGCCATCAGATCAGACGCAAACGCCGGCCGGTTCTGCGCGACAAGCTGACCGAAATCGAGACGGCCAAGCCCGGTCGACACTGCGTCATAGTCGCTCCACCCGTACCAGAAGAAACGTCCGAACCCGACACCGCACTCAACGTCTGCACCGGTTTCAATGACCGGGCCGACAACCAGATCGTTGTTTTCATCTGAGGTGCAGAACCGGACACCACGGTTCGTGCCGAGAACAATGAACCCGAGATAAGCGTTGATGCTGACGATCTTTTCACCGGTTGGGAGTTCCGCTGCGACGATCGGCACATCGAAACCGGTGCCGTCGTCTTTCAAACCGAGTTTGTACACCAGCGAAATGTCACCTGCGCGTCCTGCCGTGTACACAACGTTCTGGCCGCTTGCTGCACCAACCCACAAGAACGAAGAGTTCGGATGAGTGTAAAACGCCGCGTGCGACGAAGACCCACTAGAAATGATGTGGATGTCGTTGTCGTGCAACGCCAACACCCAGCCTTTCGCGTACACAAACGACGTGAAAGTGAAAGCAGTGCTACCCGACGCCGGGTACAACAACGCTGCCGTTCCAGAACCTGGAGTGTGCGTATAGACACCGGCGTTGTCGTACGCAACATAAACATCGGTGCCGTTCGTACCTAAAGCTGTGATGTCCGGAGAACCAGCCGGACCGCCAGAACTGATCGAAGACGACCACGACGAAAGATCAGTAGTGTGCTTCAACGTCGGCCCGTCACCAACAAACACCCTCGTACCGACCGTCAACAACGGCAAATTTGTTTCCGTTGAAACCAACGCCACCTCGGTCGCAGGCAACAACGACAACACACCCTCAGTCCAAGGATCAACACCCTTCGAAGACCGGAACCGGTTCGCCGACGCAGTAGTCGACGTATCCGCATAATCCTGCCCGGCACCTAAATGCCAAGACGTTTGCGCTCGACGCCACAAACCCTGCGGATTGATCGTCGCCTCACCAGGAATCGCACCATCATCCGTTGACTGACGCAACCTGTCCTCAAACGCACGAACAAACCTGGCTCGAGTATCAACCTGATACGGGCGTCCGTTGATCGCCACCGGGAAAACCCAAGGAACAAGGTCGGACGAAGCCGCTGTTCCCGTATAAAACGACGGGCCACCCGTAAAAGGATCAGTGAACGACAGAAGCGGCATCAGATCACTTTCTGATACGCACCGGATAAGCCCGATTCAAACGGGCCGCTTCAGCAGTGATCCTGTCCCTACGCATACGCTGCAACTGCAACATCGAATTCGCGATCGCCCCAGGCGGCACCTCTTCACCGCGTCGAGTATCACCCTGCGACTCAGTGAAATTTCGTTTGACCTCACGACCCGCCATCATCCGGATCTGCGCCCCATACACCAACACATCTTCCAACGAACTGCTGCCACCAACATCAGCAACAGTTGTTGACAGCGACGCGAACGGCGAATACGGAGCCTTGTACAACACGCGGAGAGTGCCGGCACGAACAAACGAGTCCAATGCTAAAACGAGCCCGGAAGCGAAATCGGTGGTGGGCATGTTCCGCAGCAGGCGAACGTTCCGGATGATCGGATAGTCGTCGTTTAGGTAACGGTATCGGACATCGTACAAATCGATGATGTCGGTCACGTTAGTGAGATTCACCATCCGGTCGGAACCGTTGTAGGCGATGTCCAATGTTTTCATTTGGAACAGGCCGTTGACTGGTGATGACAGGTCGGCGAGGTCACTGTTCAAATGGTTGAAAACTTGATGTCGTGGGAACCTCGGGTTCGTAACGGTTGATACACCAGCCGCATGGGTTGCTGCTGACGATCCTCCGTAACCTCGTTCAACCGTCAACTGTTTTGATGCGGCATCTGCCTGCCAGACGTACATCAACTCGTTTTCGATCTGGATGATGCTGTTGTCTCGCAGCGACGCGATCGGGTACGTCAACGTCACCGTTGTGGATGTCGTATCCGACAATGCCACAGCCAGCTTGTTGCGTTCCTCGATCGTGCCCGCCAACAGTTCTTGGATAGCACGATCAATCAGCGTCGCCGCAGTAGTCATCAGTACTTCTTACGCTTTGACTTCTTCGCTTCCTTCGCCGACAACGCCGGACCAAACGAAGCCTTACCAGCCTTGTTCGTAGAAGCACGCTTCTTCGACTTCATATACTTCCCGCCAGGTGGAACAGGCATGATCTCTCCTAAATTTCTCGGACAACACCAGACTCTAACAGTTGAGCAACCGTCTCTACCGGAACCTCAAACACATCGCCGCGTTTCGCACGAAGACGATGCCTACCGATATCGGCGTACACGTCTGCTACAGCCTCCACCCGAGCGGTCGTAGGAAACGACGCGACACTGCGCTTCGCAACACTCTTCTTCGCAACAGTTTTCTTCGCTGGCTGGTTCACAACATCCCCGTTTCTACTTGCACCCGATCCGTCGCCTTCGTCTCAAGATCACGGGCACCATCAATCTTCGGTGGTTGCAACCCGTCTTTCCGCAACCGTTTGTACGACGCCATGTCCCGATCCCATTGCGACTCGGTCCGGTTGATCCTGTCCGCTTCGGCACGCCGGTTCGGCGTCGCGGCCGCAGCAAACGAAACGCCAGCGACACGACAGGCGAAACAACCATCAACGTCCAAACCGGGATGCTTCTCACGATGCTTCAATGTTCGCCCCATACCCTGCTGCGATCAACAACAACCGTTCAGCGTCATCGATCTGATATTCGTGACCGCCGTAATACACGAACTCGACCAGCGAAGGATCAGACGGATCGTTCTCCGTATAACCACCGGCAACAAGTTTGAACACGTTCCGTCCCTGCGGACCAGGCACGAAGAAACGGAACAGGCGAACATGGAAATCGTCGCGGAACCCGTAACTGTCGAAACCGCCGACAAACGACACGTTGTTATCGGTCGGAGGTCGGAACGTCCAACTCACCTCGAACTCCGACGTGCAGCGTTCATATTGTCAACCAAATTCGGGTAGCGGCGACCTGCACGTTTCGCAGCAGCTTTCGCCGACTTCTTCGCTGCCGAACTCAACGGCTTCGACCGTTTCTTCGGATTCGGACGATCCCAAACCTGTTTCTTCACCACTTCACCCGATCCGCCCAATACGCCGCCGACAACTTCCCCTTACGAATATTCGACGCATGACGAGCCTTAAACGCCTCACGTCGCTTCCGATACGCAGCAGACTCACCCTGCTTCTTCGGGGAACCCTTCACACCCTGCTGACCAAACCGGATCGTCTTCACCTGATCACCCTGCTTCGCCACAACTACATGCGACTTCGTAGGATGATTAGGAGTCCGCTTCGGCTTATTGAACCCAGACACACCAGCCCGAGCCAAACGAGGATCTTTCTTCGCTGCCATCACAACACCCTAGCGGGGTGCCCCAACCACTGTCAGGGCACCCCACCAACAGGTCAGGTGTTCGCGCCGATACTCGAAGACGACTCGATCCGGCGAAGCGAAGCCTCACGGAACCGGCCGTAACCACCAAGCCAGTACCAGCCGATCGGCTGGAAACGCTCGAGGGTGTCAACCACCGGGCCACGAACCACACGCGGGACCGGACCGTTCCCATCAACGATGGAATGGGCCTTCGCCAGAGCCTGACGGCCCATGATGTGCGTGCAGTACACGTCGATGTTGCCGGCCGAACCCGAACCGTTCGAAGCGTCCTCAAAGATCTTCGCACGGGGAGTCTCAATGAACCGGACACCTTCGAACGCGCCGATCTCACCGTTGTAGATCATGTCGGTGTCGACATAGACGTGCGGGTCACGCCACGAAGCGACACCCGTCTCGGAACGCAGATCGTACGAAACGTCCGGATGGATGAACCCCATGTACAGGCCGTTGAACGTCGGAACGTTCGCGCCACGCAACTGGGCGGTCACCTTACGAACATCGTTCGCTTCGATCTCGTCCTCAACAGCGACCGTGGTACGGCTCGTCGGCGTGGTAGCACCGCCACCACCGTAAACCACGTTCGTGCCGCCAGCCAGAACGTCACGGACAACACTGTCAAGTGAGATACCGGCGTTGTAACCGACGACGTTCGCAGCGACGGTGTTCACGTCGAGGAAAGCGGTGCCGCGCAGCTTGGCGGTCGTCACGACTGCGTTGCCGTACTCGGCGAGCGTCACGGTGACCTGACTGTCGGACATTGCGACCGGGGTCACGTCGGTCGCTTCGGAAAGCGGCGACGTTGCAGCGGTCAGATCGTTGAAGATCGTGAACGTGACGCTGCTACCGGGCATCGCCTGCTGGGTCGGCATGACATCAGCGGCGGCGTCGAACAGAAGTTCGGACCGGAGAGCGAAATATGCGAGCCGGTCAAATGCGACCTGATCGACTGAAAGACTAGAAGTCTGAGTGTAAGCCATGATTGTTCACCTTTGAAGGTCGGGAGTCCTATCCGGACTGAGCGCGTGCTTGCTGCAACAACTGCTCGACTTCCGCCGCCGACTTTGCCTGATTGATGCGAGTCACCCAATCCATCTCAGGTTCCGAACTTGAACCAGCAGCGATCTTTGAGGTTCGATCCCACGCAGCCGCTTCCTGCTTCGTCTGTTCGGCCTGAGCATCACGGATGATCTGCGCTTCGATCGCAGCCTGCCGGATTGCCTCTGGTTCAATGTCGCCGTCGTAGCCCTTCATGAAATACTTCGCTACCGGAAGATCTGGGTCAATCCCAGCCTTCACAAAAGCGAGTTCACGGGCGGCCGCTGCGGCTTCATCAGCACGAGCTTTCAACTCGGCGTTCTCCTGCTCCAAAACCTTCATCCGGTCCCGAAGAGGGTTACGCCCGTTTTCCTGCTCGAGGTCGAGGTCGTCGTTGCTCATTTGTACACTCCTGTGGCCCAACCTTCGATCGGAGGCAACCGAAGGTGCTGCTGTGCTCCCCTATTGGGGGTTCCTGCCTTACGGCATCGAACAGATCATACACAACTTTAGTATCGTTGTGTGGACTATTGAATACCTGCGATTTCACCTTCGGTTCCAGCAGCGAAACCGCCACCTTCTTCGAACCGTGCCTGCCGGCGGCGAGCCCTTTGCCGGATGCGTTGCTGTGCTGCGGCGTTCGTTCCGAAAATCGCGCCGATCTGTTCCTGCTGGCTGATGTTCTCACCTTCTTCGAGAGTGCCGGTGAACAGCCCTTGTGCTTGTTGGATCGCTGCGAAACCTGCTCGGGCCTGGTCTTGGGTGACACCGGCTTGGGCGAGTTCTTCGGCTTGTGCGGCGCTGATTTGTTGCCCGGCGAGGAGACGGCCTTGGGCGGCGATCTGCGCTGATTCTGCTTGCCGCATGAGTGTTGGGACTGCTTTGTTCGGATCAAGGAAGTACGCTGCCAACTGGCTTTCTGAGATGCCGTACAACTCTTTCATCTGTCGCACCACTTCAGGGTTTGACATGGTGACAGCCAAATAGCCTTGTTCGATGCGTGAGTTCAGTTCGGCGACGGACACGTCGTTCGTGATGAAGTTCGTGAAATCTTCTGGGCTGTCGTAGAACCCTGTCGGCATTCCGGATGCTCGCAGCATTTGTGCGTAGCCGCGTTCCAAAGCCAAATATTCGCTTTCTGACAGGACCGTCAACCCGGCTTTGCGTCGTGCTTCGTTCGCTGAGAACCGCTGCTGATATTCGGGCTGTTTACGGATTTCGACCATCAACGAATCCGGATTTACAGTTTCGAACCGGGTGATGTAGTCCGTGACGAACGAATCTAAACCTTCTAGACCGTACGAACGCAAAGTGTCCGTGACGATGTCGTACGCCGACTGTTGAGATTGGTTCAAAGCCATTACGCTCTCCCGAATACTTGCGCCAACGTGTTAGCGATCTGATATGCCTTCGTTTGCGCTTGGGTGGTGTACTCGTAACCGAACTCGCGGTTGGTTCGCAAATACTCGGAGAACTCGCCGACACTCATCTGCCGTTCACCCTTGCCGTCCGGGTTGTTCATGAACGCTTTCGACAAGTTGGAGTTCACAAAATCAAGTTGTGACGGGTCTTTTTCCAACACTCGAGAAGCAACTTCACGGTATGGGGTGATGACTTGTTCAAATGTTTCTCCTTGACGGAGACGTTCTGAAAGTGCCGGGTAGGCGGCGATGGCTTGCTGTTGGAACTTGGCGGTGATTGATTGTTCTGATTCGGTGCCTTGGACGTACCCTTGGAGGAGTTGTTTTACTGTCGTGTCTGACACGGCGACACCGTATTGTTTCGCCATGTCTCGTACGGCGTTTCCGAGTGGTCCTTGGTCGAGGTTGGTGTTTTGTGCGTCTTGGCCGACTGCGAACGCGCCGATGCCGTTGAGGACTCGTTGCCGGTTCCAGTTTTGGTTGACTGCGGTTGTGGCGAGGTTGCGGAGTGTTCCGTCGTCAATGCGGACGTTCCAGAGGAGTGCGGCTGATCGCATGTCGGCCATCATGTTGTCGATTTCTTGTTCGGTGGTGATGCCACCTCCTCCACCACCACCGCGCATCTGGTCGGGAGCCGGAGGAAGAATGAGCCCTTTGTCTTTGAGAAACTTCGCTGTCGCATTGAAATCTGAAGACAAAGCCGGGTCGTTCTCAGCAAAATCAAGCCACTTGCCGAAACCTTGTTGACGAACATAAGCGTAAAAATGTTCTTGGGAAAGCCAATACTGACCTTCCGCAGCTTCTCGTTCGATTGAACGTCGAACTATTTCGGAACCCGTCGCGTAAACAGGCGACCAATCCCAAATCGCACTTTCGTCTATTTGCGTACCGTAACGCTGCTCGTAGTATGCACGTTGTTGTTGTTTTTGTGAAGAATCAATGTTACTCACTGAAGAAACCGTCCATTGCTAGATCGTAAAGACCGCCGACCATTCCCGCTTGTTGAGCTTTCTTATATTGTTCCGGCCGGTTTTCTCGCAACCACTGATCAGTAGCCGACTCGATATTGAACACCTGCCCAGAAGGCGTCATAGCACCCGTACGCGAATAATACGGTTGCTCACGACGCATCACCTCATACTCAGCAAGCACACCACGCAACTCGTCGTCGTACAAACGCCTACCGAACACAGCCTCAGCAGCCTCCTGCGCCGCATCCGCATACACATTCAACTCGCTCGAAGAACGAGGACCAATACGAGGCTGCGTCATCCCATTACCAACACCCAACGTCTTCTCCTTCTGATACAGAAGATTATCGTAGGTGTACCCATACCTCGTCGCTTCACTCAACAACGAACCAACCGCAGACTCAATCTGAGCAGGAGCGAAACCATCCAACAAACCAATGTTGTACAACCGGTCAGCCAAATCCCAATACGCATCCTGAGACAACTGGTTATACAACACATTCGACACAGCATTCGCGTCATACGCAGGAATAATATTCCCAGCATCATCACGCAAAAACTCGCCGTCCCGGCCGACAAGACCGACACGATCCGTCATCCGGGTCACACCATCAACAGTCGCCATTCGAGGCGGCACAGAACCCGGTGCTTGGACCTGATACGCCGTGTAGGGGTCGCCGGCGGCCCATGCTGCGATCGTGTCTTGGATTTGGGTGCGTGTTAGTTGTCTTTCGCCGACTCCGACACCTGATCGGGCCCAGTCAACGAACGCCCTTTCAGACTTCATTTCTTTGAACTGGTCGTAGACGTTGCGGGCTTGTCGACCGGTGTACCCGTATTCTGCTAGCAACGCGAACGCTTCAGTGGCTTGCCTCCATTCTTGGAAGTTCGCCATAGCGTTCTCGCCTTGCAACGCCTGCCTCGCAGCACGAGTCGCGCCAGTCTCACGCCGAATATTCTCTTCTGCTATCGCTTCTGGAACCCCAGGAAAATCCTGCTGTGCTTGACGTTCCAACTCAATCGCGTCGTAGCCCGGCGTAAGCCAACTGTAAGAACTTTCTTCCATCGGGCCGGAAGCCGCTGCTGGCATCGCAGCACCGGGCCTTCCGGGAACACGACCACTCCCCGCAACAGACTGTTCCGCTACTCCACCCATGTCTTGCGTCTCGTCTTGTAGAACAGGGCGATCTTCAAGCATGTCCATGTCCAAAACACCCGGCGTGAAAAGAGCATCACCGATCTCCTCCACACGCCCAGCGAACTGTTCCAAAGCACCAGGAATAAACTGGAAAGAACGCTCAGCTTCAGCGGTCACCTCACGTCGAGCAACCTCATTAGGTGCGCGACGAAACGCCTCCACCAACTCATCAATCTTCTGCAAGGTTTTCTCATCCATCAGCTTTCCACCTCGCCAAACAACTCTCTAGACCACATCCGGTCAAACATCGGGAACCTGCCAACCAAACGCTCACCATACAACCTCAAACCCAACCGCAAATCCATGTTGTCGTTCCCAGACAACTGATTTGAGTTCGCCATCGGCAAACCCTTCTCAGCACGACGCCGTTGAGCAACCTCAATCACACGATCGCGTTCAGCGAAATACATGTTCGTTGCACGACCGATCTCCGTCGCTTGAATCAACGGATCTCTAGACGCACGACCCAACTGATACAACACCGTGTCCCGAGCGTTGATATCCAACTCGGCGGTCTTATACCCAGGGTACGTTTCATACAACCAATCTTTGAACAACGCTGCTTCTTGACGAGCGAAATCCGACCGTGCAGTTCCCTGCTCGCGACGGAAATCCCGATACAACGCCTTACCGACAACCGCTTCAGCATCAGCGATCAACTCTCGAGGATTAGTTACACGCCGCCGTTGACCGGTGTTCAACTGGCGGAGGTATGTCTGATAGTGGAAGTCGGTGCCGTGCGGAGCGAAATAGCCGAACACTTCAGGGTGGTTTGAAGCGAACGCTGCGTTGTCTTGTTCGAACCGGCCGAACTGCTCGGACACGCCGAGACCTTTCGCAGTTGATTCGGTTGACGCAGCGACATACAGGAGAACATCCGGGCCGAATGTCCGAATGAACCTGGGAACCGCAGTGTAGAAATCTTCGTCTTGCATTTGTCGGAACGCCGCCGACAAGAAGTTGCTGTACACGTTGCCGTTCTCAACAAGGTTCCGGATGTCTTCGCTCACCAACTGTCCGTCGAACTGGACGGGCACATCGAACACGATCGACGGTCGGACCGGACCGGTGAACTGTCCGATAGCGGAATACAGGAGAAGCGACTTCGCGTATTTTCTGGCGTCTTGCTCCAAACGGGTGATGTCGGCCGGGTCGCCCATGTCGTAATCGCCTGAAGCCGACAACGCTTGCATGGTTGACATAAACATGTCGCCGAACTGCTGGTCAACATCAGGGTTGTTGCGGAACAACGCCGAAAACATTTTCTCAGCCCACGCTGGGACAAGCGTGCCAGCGAAACCTTCCGGAGTGATCTCCTCAGCACCGTACGGGGCGACAAGTTCTGCGAAGTCACGCAACACCGGCTTATCACCAGCGAAGTTCTGATATGCCATCTGCACGACCGGACCGAAACCTGGCAGCATGTTGAAACCCATGCTCAACGAACGAACCGGAGCAACAATTTCGGGTTTGATGTTCTCCTTGTAGAACGGGCTTGCTGCGAGCGCAGACGCACCGAGCGCACCGCCGACACTAAGAACTCGGCTTGCAAGACCACCTGTCCTACCGGCAACGGTTTGACCGAGGACGTAACCACCAAACGCCGAAATGAACGGCACAAACGCCGCATCAAACGGAAAGTTAAACATCATCTGCTTGGTCACCGGATCCTCATAGAAGAACCCTCGACCGTCACCAGACACATCCGCATCTCGCAACCCTCGAACAGAAGCACCAACGTTCTTCAACCGGTTCGGGTTTTGCAACGCTTCACGCGTATAACGAGACAGCACTTCCCACCATGCCGAACCAAACGGTGCGATGATCCGCATCACATCAGCAAAGTTGCTTTTCGCCGATGCATCGTAAAACACCTCTTTGGTGCGTTCCAACGCGTACGCCTTCGCCGCCATATCAATCTGTTCAGCGGTCAACGCGCCAGCTTTCACAATGTCCGGATCTGCGTTCGCCCGTTCAATCAGACGCCGCCAACGCTCCTCACTACCCAAATAGCGTTGAGCATCAGCAATAGTCAACCCATCAAAATCAAGCGTGGAACGCCTCGACCCGGTTTCTTCCAACAAACGCCTGAACGCGTCATCATCCAAAACGCCTGCATTCGCTCTCACACCCAACTCACGGATCTGCGTTTGCAATCCGGCGATCTCACGCTGCCTCGCCGCATCATCAATCAGCCTGAAACCGCCCTGACCATCAGGCACCCGATACTTGCCTGACACACCAACCTCAGCGTCACGCAACTGATTCAACTTCTTCTGCGCCGCAGAAACCTCTTTACGGGCCGCTCGAGCATCAGCACGTTCAGACAACGGCAAAGCATCCTCTTTTGCCCGCATCGATATCTGCTGATACTCAGCCTCGTCAACCCAACGACCATTCGCAACAAACATCCCTTGACGATTGTCAGGAACCCGATACTGCTTGATGCCCTCAACCCGATATCCGCCGGCACGATCCTTCCGAGCCGACTCAATGTCTTTCTGTCGTTTCTTCGCCTGACGTATCTGATCGGCGACCTTCGGTTCCTCGTCAACAATTCTTCTTGTTTCGTCGCTCAAACGTTTCCGTTCGGCTTTCAACTCGCGCACCTGCGTTTCAATGGTGCGCTTCACAGTGTCATCGGAGCTTTCACGCGCCACACGGTTCAACCGAGACACTTCGTTGTTGATCTGCTTCACCCGTACTTGAGCAGCCTGTTTCGCTTGGTTCGATGTTTGTTGGGCTGCTTCGAGACGTGCCGTTGTCGCTTGGGCTTCTCCAACCAAACTCTGATATTCGGGCTCCTCAAAACGGCGTAGACGCGTGTCGGCTCCGCGGACAGCACGAGCGTAATCTCGTTGCTCCTGACGCATCGCCTGCTGCACCCGAGTGATCACAAACCTGGCGTCTTCGGGACGCATGTTGTCCAACAAATCGTCAACAATCTGATAGTAGAACTCTCGAGCAACCGGCGACCGGTTGATCATGATCTCTTTCTCTTCGAACACCTGCCCGAAGAAATGAGTGATCATCCGGTCACGCACTCCAAGGCTTTCCCCGACGACATCACCAAGTTCAGCTTCGCTGATGCTGTACTTCACCAACTCAGGTAGATCCTCAACATTGCCCGACTCGATCTTCTGGGCGACGATGCGACGGATCTCATCCAAATATTCTTCGTTGTACCCTGAGTAATCCATCCGAAGATCGGTGGAAGTGCTCACCTTCTTGTAGGCGTCAACGAACCGTTCTGTGCCGTCAGGTGCAGTGATCTTGAAATACGGGATCCCTTCATACGGGTCGCCGCGCATCACCATCATCAAATTTTCGTTGCTGTTCAACGTGTCCCGTCGGACACGGCTTTGCATGTCCTCAATCAGAGCACGCCAGTTCTGCTCAACTTCATCCCCGGAAATACGACCGGTTTCATCCAGAAACGGGTAGTTGTATCGGACGGTGCCGTCCGTCCCCTGAGCGCGAACGTTCTGCCATTTCTGATGAGTTTCCCGAGCGTACTTCTTACCTGCTTCAGTCGTTTCCAACCATTCACGGATCGAGTTTGGGAACCGGAGGTCGTCAGCCGAACCGATCGCCTCATCCAGATCGGATGGTGCATCCCAACGAACACCACGAGCGATCAGCACTGCCATTTCCTCTTTTGTGCCGAGCAGCAACTGGTCTGCGACACCACGCACATACCGTTCGAAATCTG